AACCTCATTCATAGCGGATTCTTGGGCGCGCTCTGTCAATTCGTTAAACTCATATATAACAATGTCATCCATTGTCACAGGATTGCATAGCGCGTTTACTTTTGAGTGATGATGAATATTCATGCTGTCACCTCTTCAAGTTTACGCATTGCTATCTGTCTGAAATCAACTGCATCAAGAAACGCTAGCGCGTAGTCTAAAGCGAATCCGCCCTTGTCTGAACATCCGTCCTCGATTACCTGAATGGCGGTATCTTTTAGATATTCTGCTAATTCGTTTATGCCGTGTGGATTGTCTTCCTGATTATCAATATCGAATCCGTCGAACATCTCCAAGTTAACGCGCCATGTCTCGTAGTTGGTCCAACCGTTATAGTCGCTCATGTTATGCACCCCTTTTGATTAGTGATAAAGCAATCATGCTTAGATTGTAAGTTAGTCCTGCCAGCCCGATAAAGTATGCTGATATTGCAATGTAGTATTCCATTTTGTTACCTCGTATAGTTAGGGAGAAACCCCCCGTAGGGGGAAGAGTGATTAGAAATTGTATGGTTGAGCATTGAGAGACTTGGCTAGCTTACGAGCTTCTGATTTGCTCGTTACAACATGGCGAGATATTTCTGTTACCTTGCCGTTACTCATGCTCGATATGCTTAGAGACTGCCATTTGCTAGTCTTTGTGTAGTCCGCTCTGATTACTGTTGTCATGATGTTCACCTCGTATAGTTAGGATTTATTGCGTGTTGCTGTATATGATTATACACGTTAGATAGAGTATATCAATAGTTAATTAAGATATATTTTTATAGTCGTTTATACTCGTATATAGCTATAGTCACGTATATATATATATACGTATCTCTTTGTATAACTTATACACTGATAAGATAGTAACTAAATATACAGCCTGGTATGTGGTACGAAAGTCTATCGGGTTACCACAATCCTCGCTTAATAGATTATGATGTTTACGCATAGTCTTGATATCATTGACAATAAACGGATACGAAATTACTGTTTGTCGTCGTCATTCTGACTCTGACAGACTAAATGGGCTGAGTTCGGTGAAGTGTGTGCCCCCCTACCAGCTCCCCCCAAAAGAAATATCACTTTCCCACTGTTATGCTAATATTATGTCCAAACCTACACAGGGTTTAAGACCCGTTGGCGCTCCCTTCAGAGTTCCTTCGGGTCTTTTTTTGTCTACTACAATGTCTCTCTAGTGTTATACTGCTTATATTGCTTAACAGGAGTAATGAGATGAGTGTAGAGTTAGTTCAAGGTATCCCCATTCCAGTAGCTAAACGCCGGTATCCTTACAAGGTAATGGAGGTTGGAGACAGCTTCTTTGTAGAGAACGGTGTAATCCAGATTGTCTGCAATGCCAACTACAGAACGAGTAAGAAGCTAGGGCGTAAGTTCATAGCTAGGAAGGAAGGGACTGGAGTAAGGGTGTGGAGAACAGACTGACCGTTCTCGCTTCTCTGGAGGACGGAGTAACGGTTGAAGAGCAGCTTAGGGCTACCCGCTTAACTCTCAAGATAGAGGCTAACAAGGTACGGCAATGCTTAACTCCGGCTGAGAAGAGAAACCTAGTTGCCTATTGGAATAGCCGGTTCTCGCCCCTATTTGTTAAAGAGTTGATAGGAATGGCTAAAGACCGGAGAAACTGCGAGAAGATAGCGCAGTGGGACCTAGATAAGTTAACAGTGAAGCCTAATAACTTTACAGTGAGGACCAAATGAAGTTCAGCCTCAAACAGTTCTACGAATTCTGCTCTCACTTAAAGATTGAGACTAAAGAGCTTGGGTTACGCAAGATGGATAACCTCCTGGGGACTCAGACCTATGTTATGGATGAGATTAGCAAGGGACTGAAGGAGGACATCCACTTCTTTGTCATTCTGAAGGGACGGCAGTTAGGAATCACAACAATCAGCCTAGCGCTAGACCTTTACTGGCATTTCGCTAATGAAGGGCTGCAAGGAACGCTTACTACAGACACAGAAGAGAATCGGGATATGTTCCGGTCTACTTTAGCGATGTATATGGAAGGATTGCCGAAGGAATACAAGATTCCTTTGATAACTCACAACAGAAACCAGCTTTCTCTCAAGAATAGGTCCAGATTATTCTATCAAGTAGCGGGATTACGCGCTAAGGGGTCTCTAGGGCGCGGTAAGGCGATAACCTTCCTTCATGGTACTGAGACCTCAAGTTGGGGCGATGAAGAGGGCCTAGCCTCTCTGCTAGCGTCACTTGCTGAACAGAATCCAAACAGATTGTATATCTTTGAATCTACGGCTCGTGGGTTCAATATGTTCCATGATATGTACATGACTGCTAAGAAAGCCAAGACACAGAGAGCAATATTCTGCGGGTGGTGGCGGAATCAGTTTTATTCTGCTGACCCGAACTCCGATGTCTACAAAGTCTACTGGGATGGAAAGCTAACGCCGGAAGAGAAGGAATGGACTAAGGATATTAAGAAGCTGTATGACGTAGAGATTAACTCAAGACAAATAGCTTGGTGGCGCTGGAAGCTGCATGAAGGGATTAAGGATGATGCCCTGATGTATCAGGAGTTCCCTCCCACAGAAGACTATGCCTTTATAATGAGTGGAACCAGTTTCTTTTCTAATTCGAGGTGTACAGATGCCGCTAAGATTGCTAAGAAGATTGCCCCGGACTACTACCGCTACAGCATGGGAGCGAACTTCCAAGACACCGAGGTTATTAAGTCTACAGAGAGGATGTCTACTCTCAGCGTGTGGGAAGAACCCATTGATACCGCTTATTATGTTATTGGTGCTGACCCCGCTTATGGCAGTTCTGATTGGGCTGACCGTTTTTGTATTCAAGTCTACCGATGCTATGCTGACGGTCTTGAGCAAGTAGCCGAGTTTGCAACCAGTGAGATGAACACCTACCAGTTTGCTTGGGTGATAGCTCATCTTGCTGGCGCATACAAGAACTCTACCCTCAACTTAGAAGTCAATGGGCCAGGACAGGCCGTTATCAATGAGCTGCGTAACCTAAAGCGACAAGCGTCAGCTATGGGCGGGACTATGGGTAAAGACTTGCTCGATGTCTACGGCAATATGCAGAACTACATCTGGAGGCGTAACGATACTCTTGGTGGCATGAGCAACAGCATTGGCTGGCTAACAACCTCCGCTACTAAAGAACGGATGCTGTCCTACATGAAGGACTACTTTGAGCGTGGCATGATGGATGTCTACTCTATGGACCTACTAGAAGAGATGAAGACCATCGTCCGTGATGGCGGCTCTATTGAAGCTAGTGGCCGTAATAAGGATGATAGAGTCATTGCTACCGCCCTAGCGTGTGCAGCCTATGCAGAACAGGTTCAGCCTAGACTTATCCAGCAGCGCGTTTCCCGTGCCGTATCTCGCGCACAAGAGACTAAGACTCCAGAACAAGTAGCTATGGGCCGTAATGTCAGTGATTACCTAAAGCGCATTGGAGTTTATGGAGGCCGTAATGACTCATAACCAGCTAACAGTGGTCTCCATCTACGGTCATAACAATGGAGCGTCAGCTATTCCCTCTATTGTTCATAGCGTAGCTCAGTTGCCTGGGTCCAAAGGACTGCTCCTTTCCCTAGAAAGACCGGCAGAACTACCTACAAGCATTGAGTGGAAGAAGATTGGACTCACTAATTACTGGGATTACAGTACCTTTACCTTCCACTGCCTCTCATCTTTCATTGATACAGACTACTGTTTAATCGTTCAGGACGATGGGTGGGTCCTAAACGGCGCTAATTGGCATGATTACTACTATGATTACGACTATATCGGCGCTCCTTCCCATTGCGGAAAGGTAGATGACAAGCTCTACCTCCAGTTTGCATGGACCGAATTCCCTAACGCTGTCCCTGTACAGAACGGCGGCTTTAGCCTGAGAAGCAAAAGAATGTTGGACGCGCCTAACAAACATGGCATTGCTCACAGATGGGCCAATGAAATCCATAACTGGAATGAGGACGCACAACTTTCTGCGATACTAAAGCCTGAGTTTGAACAACTTGGCATGAAATATGCCCCAACAGAGATAGCAAGGGAGTTTTCCGTTGAACATCTAGGGCCAATTGTGCATGACGGACTAGACTTTACAAAGGTAGTAGGAAATCACGCTCAAACAAGAAGGTTAGTGGCTCCTTACGTTGTTAAGGTTACTAAGCCTAGACGCGAGATAGAGACTTTCTACAGAGAGATAGAGTTCTTAAACTTTCTAATGGATATAGGGTATCAAATTGAATTCTTCCAACCGCCCGTTGCCTCGGTTAGAATTAATGCGCCAAGTCAGAAAGTTCTTAGCAGACAAAGATAGAGGAATCAGCATTAATCTGTTTGCTGAACTTTGTGGATTAGGAGAGCAGACGATAAAGGATGTTTTCATCCATCAATCATATCCTATGTCTGAATATGTTCAGATTAGAACGTCAAAGGGTTACGCTTCTTGGCAGAAAGGCCAAGTGGCTGTAATGCAGAACCGGGATAACACGAGATTCGTGTCTTATCGCAAGGAAGCAAAACCGGTGATGGTAAGGACTACTGGCTTGCAAGTAGTGAACGGAGAGATAAGAATCAAAGTAGGAATTAGCAACAAAGCAGACTATTCAGGAAAAACACTTGACGAAACCATCGGGAGGGGATAATTATGTCGGTTTTACACGATTACAAATGCGCGGAACATGGATATTTTGAAAGCTATGAAGCAGTCTGTCCTAATGGATGTATTGATGATGTTATGGTCGTCTTTCTTCAGGCCACAGGAACAAGGTCAGACGCAACCAAAAAGAACGACAAAACAATCAAGCAACTCGCCATTGACTTTGGT